GCAAAATCCTGAGCAACTTTTTGTTGCTCAGGTACTTATAAAATAAGTTAAACTAAAATGCTGCGGAATTTAGGTTTGCGATAGATAATGAGCAGACGAAAAACTACCCTTTCCGCAGGTACAACCTACGAATTGAGACAACTAAAAAGCGAGACTTGTCTGTTGAGGAAATCCGGTCTATATTTGATGCTGGTGGTGATGAGCTGGTCGATATGTTCCTGCTGATGTTCCTGCTGATTGGTATCAATGTGCGTGACTTGTTCGCCTTGACAAATGAGAATATCATCCGTGGAAGGCTGGAATACGACCGTGCGAAGACTGGCAGGCATTACTCCATCCTTCTTCATCCCGAAGCTCTTCGCATCATCGAGAAGTACAAAGGAGAAAAGAAGCTGCTTCGTTTCTCGGATCATTTCAAGAACGTTGATACTGCAACGGTCATGATAAATAAGAAACTCGCAAAGGTGCGCCCAGGGCTTACTACGTACTACGCTCGCCATACGTGGGCATCCATCGCCTTCAACATTGGAATACAAAAGGACGTGGTGTCGCTTGCGCTTGGTCACTCATTTGGTGTCCGGGTAACTGATACCTACATCAATGCAGACCTATCGAGAGTAGATGAAGCAAACCGCAGGGTTATTGATTACGTGCTATACAACAAGAAATAGCCCTTATTTCTTGCGAATTTGCCGCAGAAACGGCTCAAATTGTTTTCGGGGATAGTTTTACATGCTTACTACACAAACAGCTCAGAACGCAAATTTCGGGGTGAATCAAAAAAAAGAGTACAAAAATACCCCAGCGGTGAAAAAGTCAATCCGCTGGGGTAATAAGTGGAAACCACTTTTAAACATTCAGTGATGCAAAGGTACGCTTTTCCTTTGAAACCACCAAATTATTTACCAAAAAATTTCTTTCTCAACAAATCATTGATGAATCGTGACTTGTTGGGCAATGCGTTGAGGAAAAGCAGCAGGTCGTTGTCTATCTGTATGCCAACCAGCTTGACCGTTGAGCCTGCACCCTTCTTCGTTCTCTTGATGTTTCTTTTATTCTCCATATCCGTGATTCTTTACTGGTTCTCCATTTACTCGCAAAAGGTTGCACTGATAGATGCTACACTTCTTCGGGTTCTTTCGTGGCGTTCCATCCTTCTTGCAGGTCATACCGCGATATACCAGGCAAGGCAAGGAGTTGTATTCGTAGTCTCTCTTCCAAATCTCCCAGCTTTCAACCCTTATCGTGTCGCAGTGGTCGCTGATGTAATCTCCTACCAAAACTGGGCTGTGCTCAGTAGCAAATGCTCTTGCAAGCATTCTTCTTTCGTTCTCAGCCTTCACGTTGATTTCGTGCAGGGCTTCTCTGTACTCTTGTTCTGTCATTGTCTTCTGTCTTTTTTAAATTGTCTATCTAACTTCGTTTTCATTCGGTTCATCTTGTGCTCCAGCTTGCCGATCTGCTTATAAGATAACCACTCCGGCTTGATATTCAACTCCAGCCAGTACTGGCGCATTTCCTTGCAATGTCTGGCGATGCTCGGGAAATAGAGGTGTCGCTCGTATGGGTTGCGAAGGAAGTACTCGCAATCGGATAGCATACGATCAAGCATCATGTATTTATGCTTTTGCCCTTCTCCGAGACTTACAAGCCTTCCGTTGTCCCCGATCCACAGCATTGCGCCCTCTCCCTTCCATTCAAAGTCGAAAGCCTTGCTTACCGGATAATAATAGCCATTGAGCACCGTTCCTTCCTTGAGGTCTCGCCCAATCTCTCGCAGGCAGGTTCTTCCCCAGCTGGTCGTTACCTCAACAACTGCTTGTGCTGGTATCTTGTCGTATTCCTTCATATTTTACCAAATTTAAATTTCTCTTTCTAAAATGTAATAGTCAAATGTCACTCTGCCTATCTTAACCTTGAAGTGTCGGTCACCTTCTTCCAGCATTTCTGCGTATGGGTTGTTTCTGAAGATTTCCTTGATTAGAGAAAAATCTTTCTCCATTATCTCCTTCGTTGCGTAGTCCTCAATGTGACTATTAACTTGTTCAAGGCTGTTTTTAGCACTCAAAATGTATTGTTTCATAGCTATATTTATTTTGAAAGTCTGAAACATACGTGAACAAGTCTCTGATTGGAACAATCCCAATACGTGTACTCGAACCATCTGTGCCCATTCGGCTGCACGTTGTTATGTTCGTTCATTAACTTCATCATGAAGTACTCTGGTACAACTTCGTGCCCACCGTGCATTTTTTCCATGTACTCCTTCTGTTGACGTGTGTTTCTGTTCTCAATGGTCTTGGTATAAACTCTGTGCCCATTCTTTGTTAGCTTGTAATCTGTATCGAAATAAACTTCTATCTGTTTCATGTTCCTTGCTGTTTTGTGCTGGGGTTTCCCCCAGCTGGTTAATACTTTTCTATCCAATACTCTATTGTAAAATTCACGCATAAGCCTGCAAATTCAGACTTGAAATAACCTTGTCGTACCCAGTGTGGATAATGTCTATCGGCTGCCTTAAGTCCCTTGAACAGCTTGTTCAAGAATCGCTCTGCCTTGTCCTTGCGTGTAAAGTTTGCCACCTCCTCGATTTCCTTTCCTTCCATCTGTCTCTTGATGTAATATTTTGCTCTTGCCATTGTATTGCCTCCTATCTTTGAATTATAAACTGAATACCTGCCCAGTCTGAAATGTTGTTGCTCTGCTGCAATCTCTTATTCTCCATATCAATCAAGATTGCTTCTGTCTCGGATATCTGTTTTCCGTTTACAAAATACTTCTTCATAGCTTTACCCTCCCTTGATTACTTAGCATACAATGTTACAACCAATCCTCTTCTGAGTGCGCAGCGGCAAGCGTCCAGACCTGCCTTCAATGCTCGCTTGATGAACTTGTTGAAAAGTTCCGCTCCGATGAGCTTCAAGATACCGCTTACACCTACGAGAGTGTTTATCTTCTTGCCATCCTCTGTGCGTCCGAATACCTTGATGCGGAAGTTTGAGTTGATGAACTTTGTTGTGAACTCTAAAGTTGTTGCTTTAACTGATGACTTTTTCATTTCTGAATGTTTAATTTGTTTGTACTGAATGTTTGTAAGAGATTACTAAAGATTTGGGCTTTATATCTTCATTTAATCGGTTGCCGAACCCTCATTTAACCCTTTCGAGATACCGTGCATCTTTCTCGTCTTACGAACTTAATCTTACAACACCGAATTTGTGTATTGGTTTCGGCGTGGGGTCTTTAATGCTTATCTCCTAAACACGCTGCAAAGATATTAATATTTTTCCGTTCCACCAAAACTTTCCCCGAAAGATATTAATATTTTAACTTTTATTGGCTGTTTATGGCGTAAGCATGGCTATTTTCTGTCGTTTTCGGTACGTTTTCTGTCGTTTTCGGTACGTTTTCTGTCGTTTTCGGTACGTTTTCGGTCGTTTTCGGTACGTTTTCCACACTCTATATAATAATAACCTGCACGCCTTAGTTTGAATGAATATATAATCTAACTCTCATATCCCCTACCCCTTTTCTCTCAATGAAAAGTGTTCTTAGCACAAAAAAATGGGCAGAAAAAACGCTCTCCTGCGCTTCCTGCCCTTCTAAAGATTGATATTATGATTGAACCTATTGAACTCTCTTCTTGATGCGCTTACTAATCCAGCAAACAGAAAAGATTGCCAGGAATATCAATACGCAATCGCCAGCGAATAATCTTATCTTGTGCCATCTGCTCACTGGCTTTTCTACCTCCTTGGTCTTGTATCGGTTCACGTAATACTTTGCCTTTACGGTGTCAGTCGCAAATTTGTAAATGTCGAACACGATGGTGTCCGTCTTGGTTGTCGTCTTCCATCTGGTGGTCGTAAGATTGTGCCAACGCTCCTTGATTACAGTGTCGCCCTTAATATAGACCAGCACGCTGTCGTGCTTGAATACGCTGTCATGCTGCTGTGTGTCCTGCCAGTGGATCTGTCGCTGGTTCACACTGTCACGTCTTACACTGGTGTGTGCGCTGTCGTGATAAACCGTGTTATTTTGTGCTGTTTTAGCGCAGGAACAGCCAAAAATCAAAAGTGGGGTAATTGTAAGCATTACGAGAAATAACGCCACAGAACGCAAATTTCGCCCTTTTCTTGAATTTTCCATACTTTATAAACGTTAGATTGATATGTTTGTTATGTAAGCACATTAATTTCCAAGGCTTCCTTGGCTCGCTTCAAATACTTCTCGCAGGCTGTCAGTCCATTGTACCCTCCGTTTATCTTCCTGCGGATAGCCTTCAAGTTGTCTTGGTCTGCCAGTTCATTGCAGCCGAAAGTGTCGAATACCCACATCGAGGATTTCGTTGCACCCAGAGGACGCTCCAGCAGTTCGGGTGTCCCGACAACGTCAAAGCCGCAATAATTGGCATACTTCCGGTAGTTGGCTCTGCCCGTTATCTGGATAAGACCTCTGCCCTTATACTTCACGCCATCCCCCGGCTGAGTATTGCCAAGGCTTTTTCTTCCCTCGTAGGCTCTTCCGCTTGCAAGTTCCTTGGTATATCTGAGCTCACCGGATTCATGCGCTATCTGTGCGAGGTAGTGCGCCATTCGAATTTTCGTATTGATGCGGAAATGCTCTGCCCATCCGTTGATGATTGGAAGGTAGGTGTCTGCCCTGCTGCCTGCATTCGGCATTACCTGTAAAAGTTGCGCTTTAGTTATCCTCATTATCTCCTCCTTTCTTCCGCTCTTCTTTCATTATCTCGACAACTGCCTTTGCAATTTCATCCTTATTCTCAAGTATTACCTGGATCGTGCGGTCCTGCTTGCGGATCTCAGCCTTCTCGTACGATTTCTCCCGGATGCTCTTAAACTCGCACCAAAGCAGATACACCGTCCATGCGATGGAGAAAATAGGGAATGGAGAGATAATACACGTAGCCACGTCCATAAGCGAAGCAATACCGAATGTAGGGAAATACTTCTTCGCCTTGTCGCACGTCTTCTTCAACCCGGTTGACGTTCTTGCAACATGCAGTTCCTTCGCCTTCTGTAGGCCTGCTATCAAGTCAATTGTCATCGCTATCAGAATCGTAGCGAAACAGATAAAAATTACGATGGCGCACAGATATAGATGATGCACCTGAAAATCGTGAAATACTTCGTTCATATCAATATTTGTTTTTGGTTATTCCAATTTTTCCCAGTCAATGGTCACACCCTTTCCGATGATGTCTGCCGTCCATCTGCAGAATGCCATACCCTCGTATCCGTCTGGATCGCTTGCTACGGCAATGGCATACTGTACGCAGTCGCTCTCGGTCTTGATTACCTTTGGGTAGAAGTCCGCATAAGCCATATTAGCCAAATAGAGAATATCCCCGATGGTCGTACCCTTGGAGATTATCTCGTTGTTTGTCGCCAACCGGATTTCGTCAACAGTCCATCGGTGGCTCGTTCCATCTACGTTCTTCATCTGCTCGCTTGCCATGATTGCCAGCTGTTTCGTGAAGTGGTAGCCGTGCTTGGCAACGTATGCCACGTACCCGCTGGCTCCCATGAGTGCCTTTGCTGCCTTCTCGTATGGTAAGCTGTGGATGATGTCGCTCTCTTGGTGCTGGTGTCGCTCTTCCTCGCTATCGCAAGAATGGCGCAAAACGATGATTTTCTTCATTGTGCGCCCTCCTATCCTAATTTGTCGAGTAATTGCTTAACCATGCCACGAATGCCGCTTATATCACCCTCAAGTGCCTTGAAACGCTTTTCGGTTTCCTGCTTTTCCTTGATTGCCGGGTTCAAAGCTGCAAGAAGTTCTTCGCCCTTGGCTTTCCGCTCCTTGCTTGGCTCGTAAGCCTTGATTATCTCATCGGCTTCATTTACCAATTTCCCAACTTCTGGCAAAAGATCTGCCTTGTCGGTGGCCAGTACGATTTCGCCTGCAAAGGTAACTCCGAGGTGTTCGGGTATGGTGTAGATGGTCTGCTTTCCCTCCACCTCGATTGTTACGTCTCGCATTGGCTGTCCGCTGCTGGAAATGGTTGCGATGCCAGTGTTGATGTGCGGCTGGTTGTCTACGACCTTGCCTTCCTTAACTTCCACCGTCTGCTTGTCTAACAGATAGACTGGGTGATTTCTTTGTATATTCTTAAATTCCATGATGCGCTCTTTTTAGATAATTCGATAAATAGACAAAAAGGGGTCTCACTGATAACACAGCGAGTTGCCCCTTGATAGATTTTGTTTAGACCTCCTACGCTCCAGTTGTGGTTGTGGTGGTCTTCAGCTGCTGGATAATGAAACCAGTCTGCTCTCTGCGCTTGCTGTCCTCCAGCTGGATGCGAAGGTCTTGCTCCCAGTGGTTGTTCAGAACATCAACGATGCGCTGAGTATTCTCCTTGCCCGAGGTCTTCAAGTCGCAAACGACCGTCTGGATGAGGTTGCCGAGGTTACTGAAACCTCGCTCCAGCCCAGTATTGGTGTAGCAGAACCCCTGCTGCATTGCGTTGATGATGTCCTTCTGCCCCAACTGGTTCTCGTAGCCCATACGGTTGATGTTCTGCTGGGTTTGGCAGCAACAATCCTTCAACTGCTGCACGATGTTCAAGTCGCCCAAATTAGCGGCATTGATTACACGCTCTGCACTAAATCCAACTCTACCGCCTACGTCTTGGATAGCCGCCTGCACGCCACAGACAGCATTCTGCAGCTGGTTCATATCGCAGTTAAGATTCTGCGCCAGCTGACCAAGAGCAACACCGTTGCCCTTCACTGCGTCCATCAGGAGAGCCGTATTATTGCCGTCCTGCATCTGTGTGCGAAGGCTCGCAATCTGATTCTGCAAATCCGTGTCCTGCAAGTTGCCGCCACGGTTATTCCAGTCTCGCATCCAAGCCATCATCATCATATAGGCAAACGGGTTATTCATCCAGTTGCCCATACCACCGCCCATTGCCGCCATAAGCGTCATAGGGTCATTGTTGTTACCTCTAGCGAGCAAGGCTGCTGCTAGGTTGTCATTGCCACCGTCCCCAGTGCAATAAACTTTCTCGATTGTGTCTGCCATATAATTTTGAGTTAATTACGTTACGGAAACCAAATACTGGAATCCGCTGCAAATTTACTCTGATTTTTGGCTCACTCCAAAAAGTTAGTGCAGGGGTATTTATCGAATTATTGTCAAAGAACGCTTTTGGTTATTTTCTTTTTGTTTCTTAAATGCAAATCGGCTCTACGTCCTTGTTTAGCAAGGTCGCTTGTGCCGTGGCAAGTCGATAAACTCGAGACGTACTGATATAGGTGTAAGCCATCTTGCAAAGATGTCTCACAGCTGGAACGGTGCGGTTTAATACGGTCGCAGTGGTCGTTACGCTGAATCCTGCGTGTATCATCTGCTCAACGACCATACATCGCGTCATTACGAGGTTTTCTGCTCTCGACTTGCCGAGAACGTCTTCCCTCGTAATGCTTAATTCTCCGTTCGGCAGCTCAATAGCGCAACACTTGATTACGTTGTCTATAACTCGCCATAGTTCTTTCTCCTTGTCATTCATATATAATTTATTAAAATTATTGTATATTATTATATATATTTTCAGACGAAAATTGTATTATTCTGCCCCCAACATCGAATCAATCATTCTGTCAATGGCTTCATCGGTTATACCCTTCTTGATATAAGAATTTGCCCCCATCAACTTCATCGTCATAGTTATCCAAGGGTTGTCACTCTCCAAAGTGGATTGTATCTGTTCCTTGTATGCTTCGTGAAGCTCGCCCGATTCCTTGAAATTCAAAAGAACCGTGCGCAAGGCGTTCACCACGTAGTTATCCATCAGCAAGGGATTGTCCCTTGCCGATGAAAGTTTGGTAAGAAGCACTGCCAGTGCCTCATGTAATTGTTTCTTTTTCATATTGTCTTATTTTTTAATTTATAAAGTCAGCAACTTATAGTTCTGTTCCATCAATATTTACCCATTTAGTTCCATTCCACAGAATTTTTTTCTTCAATGTGCTGTCATAATACTCAAAACCTTCATCAGATGCAGTAGGCGTAGGTCTTTGTTCAGTAGTTCCTCTGTGTGCCAGATTTGCTCTAAAGCCTAATGCATCTACAAAATTTGGTTTAACAGGTTTATAATAATACCACGCAATAAACAAAGCATGTATATTTTCACCAGTTTTTGCATTTGTAATTTTAAAATCTATATCTTTTACATAATCAACCTTATCTCCTTCTTTCCACCTAATATGTATGATAATTCTATTTCCTGATACAAATTTATTAGCTATATGAATCATACTCATTACTTGTTCAAAATAGTCACTAACTGTGTAATCTTTACTATATGATAATTTTCTATTTGTAACTATCTGTTCTCCAAATAACGTAATGTTTATATTTATATCTTCAGTAAAAGGATTTTTTCCCCAATTAGTAGGAGATATAGTTAGATAAGGAAGATTACCTTGTTTAAATTGGAAAATAGGTATATTTGTATTATTATCTGTGTTTATATAAACACTACCATTTTTTGTTTTATGGTCATAAGGAATATCATTAAAAGAACCATTATATTTTGTTTGTATACCATTTCCATTAGAATCTCCCCAATATTCTCCAGTCCACCAATAGTGTTTTCTAGTTGCAGTTTCATATAATTCTACATCACTTAAATCACCATATCTTGAACCACTTCCTTTTGGGTTTGATGATAATCGTGGAGTGTATATAAGTTTACTATTATAAGAATAAGCATCAGCATTTATAGAGCCATATATATTACTAACTGAATTGCCTATTGTTCTTACATAGTTGGAATCATGCATGTTTATATACTTTTGTACTTCTGAGTATATATTTATAAGAGTAGCATTAGTTGCATACATTTCATAAGCTTGTGTAACAGCTTCTATCCATCCAGATATATCTGTTATTGTACATTGCATATATACTCTAGCTATATTAGCATGTTCTGTAATAACATTTAGAAAAATTCCTCTAGCATAAGCTGCAAATATACACTTTTTATATTTAGTACTATCAATACGAAGCATATTTTCTTCATTATACATGTTATCTAATACTTTGTTAGAACAAGTATAATATCCGTTTATTACAGAAAAAGCGTTCATATCATAACCCATTACTAATGGGCATATTAAAGATATAACGTAATTATCTGAATCAGAAGAATACCATGTAGCCATTCTATATATACCATACAAAGTATGAAAAACAGAACAATTTTTAATGCTAGAATTGCTTGATGCTATTATTCTTATTCCTCCAAATACAGGTTTGTTAACATCATTACTTTCTATTTTTATATTTTCTATTCTAATAGCCTCTTGATATTTTATAGTACCTGAATCTACAGGATTTTTTCCTATATTATCATTATATACACTATTTTTTAAATTAGAACTTTGAATAACCCATTTCTTAGTATCACTAAAATCAGCAACGATACATTTGTATTGAGTTTTAGGATAATTCATAAAAGACCCAATAAAATTGCCTTTCAATGTTGTTTCAGCGTGCACATTGAGAGTATCTGTTATTCTATAGGTTTTAGATAAGTGTACAGTTACGTGAAAAGGTAGTGTAACATTTAGTACAACATCTAACGCTTTTTGAATAGAAGCTGTATCATCATTTACGCCATCACCTTTTGCTCCAAACCACTCTACATAAAAGTCAGATGTAGCCCAGGTCCCGTGCAGTTGTACATTTTTAAAAATCTCATAATTTTGTGCTTGTATTATGGTGTTATTTCCTTCCAGCGTTACATTGCTAAAAGAACCTCCTTCAAAATACAAAATTGAATCTTTAGGAAGTACAATGGTTTCATTTTCAAAATCAAAATCATATCTAATCTCATAAATAGTATTAGGATTACTGATCATATCAGCAACAAGAATATTACGATTAACTGACTTGACAGAATCCTCTATAGTAAGAGTAGTCTCTGTATCTGCAATATCAAAAGCAGAAGCTGAAACTTCACCACTATGTTTGTGTGTAAATGTGATGATATTCCCTATTACTTCAATGTCGTAGTCTTTGTGAACAGGCACTAAAGTATCGCTGATAGTCTGAGCTACTAAAGCAGGAGTGTTATGTACGTCCTTAACAAGTGAAATATGAGTATTAATATTATTAATTGTTACTGAAATCTCACCATCCTTGGTAGGAGCTGAGTTTACAGTAATCTTTGTTACTGCAAGATTTGTTTTTTGAATGTTCTTGCGAAGACGCTTGTAGCCTTTACCGCTGAAATTTTCTGGTGCATATCTTTTATCAGCAAATTTAAGGACATTGCGCTCAGACTCTTTTGCAGAAGTCAGGTCTTCCTCATCTGGGAGATTGGTCACATCACCTTCTACAACAAATCTATCGCCTATTTTCTTCTCTAAGTCGCTAAGTTTAGTGCTAACGGCATTCTGAGACATAACAAGTTTCTCAGAATATCCAGAATCCTGAGCAACACTTGTTTTATCAAACTTTTTGCCAAGCTCAACGTCCTGCTGCTTGGCAATATCCGCAAGACCAGCGAGAGCACCGCCTACCCTCTCGGCTGTGTTCTCGCCCACCTGCGTAGCGTTCTTGACCGCTTCCGCCTGCTGTTTAATTTCGTCTATTGTTGCCATATATTAATCTCCTATTGCGTGAATGTGTGCCCTCGTTCCTCTCTGTGCCTTCACTTCCCCCTTCGGGGTGAATGCCTCGAGGTATTCGAGTGCATCTGATAAATATCTTTCAGCCATGTCCATGATGTCGTTGTACTGCTTGTTTCGTGATGCATCTTGAACGTGGTCTGAATAATCGTCTCTGTGTCGCATTCCACCAGCTCGGCTTACAATTGTGCCATCGGCACGGAAAAGCCTCGCATACGTGAAATAAGCGAGTGCCTTGCGTATTCCGCTGGTGTACTTCTGCACCTTGGTTTCGCATTGGCTGCAACCGCCATCCTTCTTGGTGGTGTATTCGCCACCGTCCAGGAATACCGCAGGCTGGAAATCGGGCAATACTGAATCACTCCACTCTCCCTGCTCGGTCGCTGCCTTGAAACGTTTCCACCCGATGGCAGGTATGATGTTCGTATCCTCGCTTTCACGAATGTATGCGTTCACTTCATTCTCATCAAGGTGTGCGCTGGTCGGTCGTGCCAGTTCCCGGAACTGATCAACCGTTATAAGTTGTTTTCTTGTCTGTTCTCCCATAGGCTCAATCAATTAATCTATCGTGTTGTTCCCTGCCACCTCGCTGCTGATATACTTCAACGGCTGAAGCTTGGGGTCTAAGTTCTGAATGGCTGGATCGTGCCAATTTTCGAAAATCTTCCTGAAGGCTCGCTCGATGAAACGCTGCTCGGTCGTCACTTCGCCTGCATAGTACTCGTAGGCATCCTGCATAACTTGTCCGCTGAATCCAAGCTTGCCCATACGGATGGCATAGAAGAGTTCTTGGTGAAACTGTGCATAGATGCGTTCAATAACGCTGCTGTCGGTCACGGAAAACTCCTTGTCGAAGTTCCTTGTAGGGAAAGCAACAACCTTCGGTTCGTCTTCCTCGTTCTCCACCTCGACCGCAAGAATCTTCGCTGTGTTCTCGTCCCCCTGGAACTGCAGAAGGTCTTCATCGGAAATCATCTGTCCGCTCTCCACCTCTTCGCCTTCCTCGTTGAACTTAGGCACGCCTTTCTTGGTTACGAGCATACACGATACAAGGAAGTTGTTTCTCACGTTCCTCATCTTCACGTTGGCCAGTCCCTCATCGGTCGAAATCTCAGTGATGGCAGAATCGTAGCTGGCTGTCGGATAGATAAACTTTCCGTCAAGGCTCTGCCACAGAATCTGTCCCTTGTAGCTGTCGATGCCGCCAGCGTTCTCAATCTGTTCAAGAACGATGTCTGGGTCTGGATTGAAAATGTTGATGCGCTCAATAGTCTTCTCGTTCACAAACAACCGCTTTCCGTTCCTTGTTTTCTTCTGCTCCCAGTCGGGATGCAGCAAGACGTGCACCACGTTTCCCTTGTCGTCCGTCTCTTCAAGGCGGCAATTCTCGAAGGGTACGTGGCTCACGCTCGACACCTGCCCTAAAACGTTGTAGTTAACATGAAGGGCAAAACCCCCATAGCGCGCGAGGTCTTGCGCAACGTTCCGAAGCAAATCGTCTGCCGTGTCCCCTTGCAAGTTCATCGCTAACGCTGCGATAACATCGTTGTCGAAGCCGTAGCCCTCAATGAATCGGGCGTAGCGATTAAGGCAGAGCATTGCCGTTCCGCTGGCTTCCGTGATGCGTTCGAGGTTCTGCGGATATAGATTATCATATCCGTATGCCTGCATCTTGAATCGGCTGACGTAGCCAATATCAACCCTTCGCTTTGGCTTTTTAACTGTCTTAACGTTCATGCTTGTGTCGTTTTACTTGTTGTTTTGTTACTCTTCCTTGCCTGCTTTTTCGGCTTGGTCGATGTCTTCCTTCTTGTCGCTGCCTGCTGGCTGCTTGTTCTCGATGAGTTCCTCGCTGGGTATCTTCTGAAAGTAGCTCTCCATGTGTGGGTACTTCGTCAGATATTCATGCGCTACCTTGTCGGTAAGGTTCTCATTCGTAAAAATCTTACCATGGTAGAAATCCGGGCAGGAAATGATGAAGCCTGCCTTCATTGCGTAATTACATGTTTTTGGCATTGCCTTTTCTTTTTTGAGTTTTAGATAAATTTCGATTAAAGCATCGTGGTAACACTGCTGGCAGGTTGTCGGAACGAAACGCTTGCGTGTTACCTCGAAATATAGAGATTCTATAACTGCCTTGTCGGTTGCATCAAAGGGACTATCAAACCGTGCCTTCAACTCCCCGACCTTGGCTGTTGCTTCCTCGTAGGTCATGGCTTAACCTCCTACGGCTGCTGTTGTCAGACTGGCGTACTTGGCTGCCGTGGTCTCGCTGTCTGTATCGAAGAAGAAATAAGCTGCCTTCGGTACGCTCTCCTCTTCCAGCGTGATAAGCCAGCCGCCCTCGGTGTCGTCTGAGTACTTGTCGTTTTCGCCTGCGCTTGCCTTCAGTGCCTGCGCATATCCGAATACCTGATACTCTGCCTTTCCGTCCGCTCCCTTAGAGAGGTTGCGCAGGATGATAACGAACTTTCCGTTCGCCAGTCCGTCAATGATATTTGCACAAACGTCAGGTGTGTTTGCCAATACCACGACTGCTACGGTGTTCTTCCAGCTATTGCGGTACGTGCCAACTGTCAACTCGGTCTTAGTTCCAGTGAATGGCTTGCTGCCCTCCTGCCGGATAGCGTATGCCTTCTTGCCAGTCTTCAAGACCAATGTGCTAATTGTATTACCAACGACAGCAGACTTGGTGAAGTCAATGTCGTCTCGGTTGATGATAAGTCCATCGCCCTCCAGTCCCTTTGTTACCTGGTCTTCGCAAGGGATGATGATGTCTTGGGCGATAAGGCTCTCGCAAGTTGTTGTCATATTAATTCGTTTTTAATTGTTATATCCCCAACACCGTTTTGTGGGTGTTGAGGATTTGTAAACTTAATACTTGATGAAGATTTGGAGCGATTAGTAAGCTGCATGGATCATGTCCTCTTCGAGGAGAGCCGTGCCAATCTTACCTGTAGCATAGAGATAGTTCCTGCGCTCCTTCTGGTCGAACCAGATGTCGAGGTCGCTAATGAGTGAATCAGCGTCAGTACCAACCATGAGGTGCTTAGGATTGCAGAATACCGCGCGGTGTTGAAGGTTGACTGTCGCTGTACCCTTCTCGTATGCTTTAATCATTCTGTCCCAAATGCCGACACGTGCAATCTTCACTCCGTTGTAGGTCGCTACTTCGAAGCCATCGAACAACTTCTCCCATGGCATAATGTCGTGGTAGGTCTTCTTGAGGTCGTAGGTCAGTGCGTCAGCAAGCGAGCGTGTCATGAGCAACACGGCATCGCTGTCGTCAACGATACGTGTGTCTGCATCCATCAAGATTGTATCTACAAGTGTAGTAGCCGCACCACTCTTGCGTAATGCAGTAATCTGCGCTGCTGCCGTGGTCTCGCTGTTGGCTGCGATGGAGGTATGGTTCTTTGTCGCTGTGGCTGTGAAGATGCGCTTGAACAGACCATCGCAGACGTTGAAATTACTGACATCTAAGCCTGCTGACAGCTTGCCGCCACCTGCACCTGCCAATGCTGCCGCCTTGTCACCAAACCAGCCGAAACGCCAAATCATCTGCTGTATAGCTCGCTGGAGTGCATCGGCATAGATTGTCATGAAGTCGGTACTGGTGAGGTCGCCAATGGCTGTACCAGTCTTCAATGAATACTCAGCGATGGTTCCCTTCAATGCCTCGTAACAAATTTTAATAGGGATTTCCCACTGTCCGAGTTCCCAACGCTTCTGAGAGTTGGCGATGCCCTTCTCTTCATAGGTAGGGTCGCAACCGCCACCCTTCTTGCCGACCATTTCCATCTCTCCGAGAAGAGCGATAGGGTCTTTCTCTCTGACCTTCTGAATGTTCACGAATGAAGAGAAATCTTCATCGTTGTAGAAGGTTTCCTGCACGGCATCCTTGATGCTTGCGAGGTTTTCTGGCTGGAGTTTAAGGTTCTCCAGCTGCTGTTTCGTAAATCCTGCCATTATTTTCTTTGTTTAATGGGTTAATACTTGTTACTTCTTGCCCTTTTTGTGGAGCTTTGCAAGTCTCTCCTTGATGGCGTTCTTGCCTTCCTCAACTGGGTTCACGTTGTCGCCTGCACCCTTGCCGCTTGGCTGTCGCTGTGCTGGCTGGTAGTGGCTGCTGTAGCCTGCCAACACCTTATCTGCACCGCCTGCCATCTTCACGGCATTCAGAATTCGCATGTCTTCCTTGCTCTTCGCAAGTTTCTGTGCGCCTACCAGCTGTGCCTTGGTGTCATTCAACTGCTGTTTGAGTGCTGCTACCTGCTGCTGCAACTTGGCTACGGTGTCGTCGGTGCTTGATGCGCTGCCGCCTTCACCGCCTTCACTGCCTTCACCGCCCTCATTGTCGGTGTTGTCTGCTGTCTTAATGTCGGTAATTACACCGTCCTCGACAACGATTGTCTTGCCATCGGGCATTTCAAATGTTCCGTCCGGACTTGCCTTGTCGCCAACTTGCGGATCTCCCTCTTCACGCTCAACGGTCAGTGTCTGTCCGTCCGCTGTGTTGAGTTCCATAGCCTTTGGCTCTACCTTGGCTTGTGGCTCTGCCACCGCCTGCTCTGCTTCTTCCAGTGACTTCACGCCCAACTTGGCGAGAATCTTGTCAAGGAGAGAAGCCTTTACTTCTGTTTTCTTCTCCATTGCTTTGGGATTTTGTTGTTTTGAATTAATGAATTGCTCTATGTTGCGCTTTGATGCGCTTGCGCTGAGTGCTGAAACGGTGCTGCTGATAAGACCCAGGCGCAAAGCCTCGCTGGTGTTGATGAAGATGTCCTTATCCATCAAGGCTTGAATCTCTTCCCGGTCGCACTCGCACCGTTCTACGTATGCGTCCACCATCTTGTCCTGCCACATCTGCATTTCCTCGCTCTGGTTCTTCAAGTCCTTTGCGTTCAGCTGGTCGCCCAGACACCAGCCAGGAACCCACGGATTGTGCAGGAGGAAGGCTGCGTTCTCGTATGCCTTGCGGCTCTCCTTTGGTGCTGCGAGCATGATGATTGTTGCCATGGATGCTGCCTTGCCCTCCACGGTGCAGGTTATCTTCTTGCCGCTCTGTCTAAGTCGGTCGTAAATCGCCCAACCTTCGACTACAGAGCCGCCATTGCAGAAGATGCGCATATCGATTGTATCATCGTCTTTCGGTATGCTTGCTGCAAAAACATCTATATCCTGAAAACACACGCAGTCACCGCCCCACCATTGATACCAAAACTTGTTGTCTTGGCTGTTGATGTCGTTGTATATTCTGAGTTTTGCCATTGAAACGTGATTTTTAAGTTTTAAAACGCTGCAAAGATACGATATTTTTCAATATGCTTATCTCGTAAACAGTTAATTTTTCCAAACAAGCCAAAATTTTGCGTTCTAAGCGGCTTTTGCTGCCTTGGGCGTATAACTTTACCACCTTCGACCAAAAACCGCTAAGAACGCAAATCTTGATGAAATAACAATACCATTAGAACCTGCTGATATTCTCTATCGTCTGCACTCTACGCTGGGTGCGGTTTATCTCCTCAACGCTCACTACTGGCTGAGGAGCCATCTGATACCCTCTGGCTACAGCTGCCGCCAGCATATCCATGCCGATATTGCTGCCTCCGTTGTTTGCTACGATAGGCACGCCACCGCCCAGCTGGTTGAATGCCGAGAGAATAGGGCTGAACATCGAAGTCGCCTTGGCGGTCATTACACTCTCGCCATTGGATAGCCTTGCCGGGATGCTGTCGCTCGTTCCAGTGCCCGAGCCTTGGACGTAGCCGCCAGTGGAGAAGCCCTTAATAACAGATTTCGCTCCTGCAATCGCTGCCTTAACAATAACCGTCAATGCCGCAGCTTCTGCAATGCCAAATAAACCTTTCTCGGCAATCTGTGTTACTTGCAGTTTCGCAAGGATAAAGGGTTCAAGAATGTTCAGTGCAGTAATAAGCATTGATTTTAAGAAAGCCTTGCCCTTGGCTGTCTCGGCTTCAAACATCTCATCCATAGCAGATGACAATCCGTCCGCTATCTGTTGGTAAATTGCCTTGAACTTTTCTTTTTTAGCTTCTTCATCATCAATAAGACCTTGATTTTTCTTCTTTTGAATTTCAATCATTGTATCTGCAAGAGATTGGTCGAGCTGTTTATGCGCTTCCGTGTTCTCTTGGGTCATTGCAAGTTTCTGCTCCAGAAAAGCCTTGTATCTCTCCAGCTTTGCTGCATCGTCTTCCTCTCCAGTGCCACCGTTCATGATGTCCGCATCCCTGCGTTTCTTCTCTGCTTCCTCAAACTCCTTGTTGATTTCGTCCACAATCTCCTTTGCTTGGTTCTTGATGTCCTCTTTCGCCTTAATCATGATGTCGAGAAGTTTTGCCTGCATTTCCTGCGCCTTTTCCGCTCCGATTTGCCCTGCCGCCACGTATGCGTTAATGCTTCTTTCTACCATGTCCTTCTCCAGCTGTTCGAGGTCGTTGCTGTAGTCTCGCTCGTTGTCGTACATACCTGCGAGGTATCGCTTCTTTGCGGCCATTACTTGCTCGTTGTACTGGAACTGGATAAGTGCAATCTGCGACTGCAATTCCTTTTCCTGCTTCTTCCTGCGCTCTGCTTCTGCCTTGGCTTCCGCTTCTTCCTTTGCTCTCTGCGTCTTAGTCTTTGTGGTGCTGCCCTTGCCATTGGTGGTGTTGCCCTTGGCTGCTGCTGGTGTCGCTCCCTTGTTTCCGTTTGCTGGCTCGCTGCTGGTCGCTCCACCGTTAACGCCAACTAATTTCAGATGTTCAAGCCTTCCGTTCACGGTGTTCTCGAATCCGTCAGCGAAGGAATTGCCTATCTCTATGCCAGCGTTCTTGATGTCGTGCCATGCTTCTTTGATAGTTCCGGAAATGTCGAACATCTCCTTGAATCCCTTCTGTGCCTTGGACAGGTCGAAAGTCACGATACCTTCGAGTATATCAAGCATGCCCTTTGCTGCAAATCCCATCCTCTTGAATGCGTCTATTACAAGATTGCATACGAGTTTGACTGCGTTCCACATCAAGCGGAAATTTATTCCGATCGCATTGATTAACCCACGAAACAGAAGGCTCTCATTGTACCAGTCGATGAAGTAGTTGATTGCCTGCACAACTCCCTTGATAACTGCCGTAAGTGATTTCTTCGCAATCGTTGACAACTGAGCCTTCATGGTCTCGAATCCACCCCCGGTGAAATCAAACAATGAAGCCATTGCGTCCTGCAATTCCTTGGTTGCGTTCAATTCGTCTTCTTGAGCCTTGGCAATATCCCCGGACTTCGCCTTCACTTTATCCATGTTCAACTCAACGTCACCGAGCATCTCGATATATGCCAATCCGGCATCCTCTCCCGGACCACCGAAGATGTTGGCAATTGCGCTGCCTACAGCAGCACTTGATTGTGGGAGTTCCTTCAACTTATTAGCCACCTCTTGCATAACCTGGAATGTGGTCTTGCTTCCGTCCTGCAAGTCCTTTTGAACTTGCTTGGAAGAAATGCCTATTCCGTCAAGCGCAGCAGCCGTAGCGGTTGTCATTTCTCGCAGTCGTAGATTTCCTTCCTTGATGGTATCAACACCCTTGTCGCTGAAGATTCCCTCCTTGGTCGCTTGCGTTGATATTGCCACCATTTCTTCTGCATTCAGTCCGGCTTCCTTGAAGTATCTCGGGTATTCTTTTATCGTGTCGAGAAACTCACCGTTTGCGTTTGCACCGCTCACAAGTCCGTCCTGCATAATCTTCAAACTCTCAGAAACGGAAATGCCGAAAGCCTTACTCATTGTATTAGCAGACTGCATCGTCTCCGTGAAATCCAACCCGAAAGTGTCGGATACTGCAAGAACTTCGTTGCGCACGGATTTCATCTCGTTTCCAGTCAATCCGGTGAACTGCTGCGTCAGTCGTGTGGCTTCCATCAATCCCTTGTTGTAGTCATACCACCACTTAAATGTCATACCAACACCAACAACGCCAGCGAGTGCTGCAAAATATGGATTCATAACCAAGCCGATTACGGTCTTACCGAACGCCTTCAGCTTGCTAGTCAGTCCATCCATATTCTGCGCCAGCTTGATGATGTTGCTAACCTCGGTATCATTGACAATATCCATACCAAAGAACTCCGTCCCCTGCAGGTCATCTGCTGCTTGCATCATCGAGTTGTAGTAATTGCCAACGTTGCGATAATATCGTTGCGTCTCCTCCTCAGCCTGTTTCAGCTTGTCGGTAATATCGTCGATATGCTCAGCCAGTTTTCTTCCCTTTGCTCCCTCACGCTCAGCACGGCTCATCTCATCGTAAGCCTTTGTGGCATTTGAAAGCTGGGCACGCAGTTGCTTCAAGCTGCCCTCCTGCTCGTTCTCTGTACGCACGTTGTTCTGGATCTCCTTCTGCAGGGTACGCACGTTGTACTGGTATTCCTTGATGGTTGCATTGATGGCTTCCGTCTGCAACTTCATCTCGTTGGTCGTGATGGTCTTGTCTTTTTCCTGCTGCTGCAAGTCCTTGATGGATTGCTTGAGCTCGTCTATCTTCTCCTTGTATCTGATGATGCCATAGATTGCATCCTCGTACTTGACCTTGATGTCAAGTATCTGCTGTTTGTCTTCACTTACCATAGTCCGTTCTTTTTAATTGTTCAACTCTATCATTGTAACCTCGCAATATCCGCTGCTTGTTGTCTTGATTTCGAGAACCGCAAAATACGCTCCGTACTGGGCAAGGTACACTGGCTTCGTTTCGTCAAAGTTCAGTATCTCCAAATCCGAAAGGTTGAACCGCTCCACAATGTGGTGTGGGTTCGCCACCGTCTTTCTCAACTTTTCCAGCTTGTTGTCGAAGATGTCCTGAAGGTTGATGTTGAAAGCCAATTCCGCATAGCCTGCATTGTTCTTCGTCAGGTTCACTATTCGGTCTTTACATGCCTTGTATTTCGTTGCGGCTTGTCTGGTTATCGTGGTACTGCCAAACGTGGATTGCTTGCTCTCCCACTCGTATATCGGTATGCGGTTTCCGTCCGTGGCTGCGAATGGCAGCGTACAAACGTCCTGCGTATATTCAAGCGTCTTGTTGTCTATCGTCATATCCGCATCATGCTGCAGATATACGGTGTCGTCTTCCTTCCACTTGTAGATATTGTGCTGACAGTAGTCCTCTACGCTGAAATCGGTCTGCCTTGGATGGTTGCTGGCTTCGCTCGGGATGAGCTTCTTTGTCCAGTCCACCGCTTGCGCCTTGTCTTCCCAAAGGTTCACGATGTCTGCAAACGTAAGTATGCCCTCAGTAAACCGCTGGCTTGGAAACGTTGATGTCAGAATGCAGATACACTTCAAGAAATCCGTTACCTTGATGTCGGGCAGGTTCTTGCCGATAGGAAAATTACCTCCGTAGGGTACTTCATCGCTCTGACTGATGCTTGCAGAAATGCGTCCGTTGTACCCACGCAGTCCTCTCAAGACCCCCTTACCGTAGTGTTTAAACTCGAAGGTCACGATGTCGCCCTCTTTAAGTTCAATCTCCCCTCGTCCTGCTGCAAGGTGTATGAACCGTCCGTTCACCTTGTCCGAGTCGTAGTCTGTAATATACCTTCTAAAAGAAGCATTATCTTCGTCTATCTCCTTGCCCGCGATGTATGCCTTGGTGTACTCGCTTTCCTCTTGGTCGCTCGTATGCTTTGATACAACCTTAACTTCAACGTAGCAAGGCTCGTAATTATATACTCCGTTCTGTTCTGTAGAGCCTTCGTAAGAACTTCCGACATACCCATTCGGGCGTGCATTCGATGCGTCCCACGACCAGTTCATCTGGACATCAAAAATCATCGTGCAGGCAATCTTTACATTAAGCTGGCTGTATCTGTGTCCAATCTCAAGCCCATCGAAGACCTCCGATAGACTCGTTAGTTGGAAATCGAGAATACCGAGGTTCTCTGTTTGAAAAAAAGTACCATCCAAGCTGCCTACAACCGTCTGCGCATCTGCCTTCCTTGTAATCAACGGGACAGCAAGTCCCTTGATGATTCCTTTCGCTCGATTGCTCCATCCGAAAGCCACCCCGGTCTGTGCCGTGATAAGGTTTAGAATATATTGTGCCGTCACGCTTGGTTGGATTGCTCCCTTGTCATAATAACCAAAAGAGCCACCTCCACCAAACGAACCACCGCTCGAAGAAGTCTGTACTTCCCTGCTGCTGGCTCTCGCCCGGCTCTCAGTCTCGCTCTTAACAAGAATAGTCGTGCCAGTGCTGTATTCCTTGATTGCGTTTATGACCAGCCACTCTGCCGTGGCTGGTGCTTGCAGATCCACATCGATAGGCATACTCTCGCTTGTGTACTTCACGCTGTACGCTCCGCTCGAATGCACTTGGGATAACTTACCGTCCGAGAGATAATAAGCCGCCACACCCGTGTTTAACGCCATATTTATCATCTTATCTACCGAAGGCTTAATATATATTAGAATACCGCAAGGTTTACTCTTTACCGCGTTGAACTCTGTTTCTCCGGCAGCACTTATCTCATACGTTCCCCATGGTGTTGTCTCTCCGGTCTCCTTGTTCAGTGCTCCGTATTCGACAGAGCCAGCCTTCTCTGCTCGAACCCTGATGGATATTGTCTCCATGGCAACGCTCGTTTCGATATTGGCGATGCACGCTCCTGCACTCACGAACGTTCCGAGCATAGGATCTGGAGAAGGTAGTAACGGATAGGTCTCTACTTCTGTCTTCCCGGCATCATCGGCAAGGCTAAGAACGTTCTTGTTGGTGTCGAGTATTGCCCAGGTTCGATAGTCTCCCTTTCCCAACACTTTGCTGATGGTGGCTCTCATTCCAGCCTCGAAAGGTATGATTGCACACTGGTATGTCTCATCGGTCAAAACCTCGCCCGATACATACTTTCCGACCTCTGTTCCAGTTCTTATCTTACCGCCAACGAGTGAGTATGTCGTGTCGCTGTTCCCTCCAACGTTGCGGTCATATCCCTGCCACTCCTCGCTTGATGTCTTGACCGCTGCCGTTTCGTATCTTCCATAGAATACTCCCTCCGATATTGCCTTCTCGTAGGTGTAGGGGCTGTTGTTTTTGGTGAACCGCAGATACTTCGTGCAATTCAACTCGTTAAGCTTCAAATCGGACGATTGCAGCGTTGCCAATGCCTGGAACAATCCCCAATAAATCGAAATTTCGATGGTTTCCTTGACGCTCAGGACGCTTGCCCTTCCGTTGCGGATAATCTCCAGTCCGTTACGGAAATAACGTGCTGTGTGGAAAATATATGGGTATTTGCTACTTGTGCTCGGTTTCCCTGCGAACTCAAGTACCGCCATATTGTGCGCTGTCTTGGGCAGGTTGATGGTGTATGTCGTGTTGGCGGTCATTTTCGTGATGTCACGGAAAAGGTTGCTCTTGATGTCGAGCGTGATTGCCGTTTCCTCGCTCATATCCATCAAGATGCCATCGATGTAAAGTTGCTGGTCTGTCATAGCTGCTGAATCTGTGTATTGTTAATAACCAGGTTGCAGACGAAATCCTGCAACTCTGCCGTTGTCTTGGTGTACGTTCCTGCCTTGATTGTCACACTCTGCCACTTGTCGCCACCGAGGTACATATCAACGACTGGGCTGCTTGCCAAGTCTTGCAGGAAATCGTACGTCTCTCTATCTACCAATGGAGCGCAAAGCGGTATGGTGTCCTCTCTGCCGTAGCCCTGCCTTCTGCCGTTTGCTCCGAGGTAGCCGAATATGGTGTCGTCATACTCTCCGAGGTTGTTGCGCATGAAGCTGGTGTCGCTGCTTATCGCCCTGCTCTCATCGCCTTGCGTGAATAGCCAGTAGCGATAGAAGCCGTGTCGTTCAACCCAACGAAGGTAGATACCCTTCTCCGTGTTGTCGGTCTTGATTGCTGCCAGTTCCGTGTACCTGCTGCTGGTCTTCAAGTAGAAAGTGAAGTCGAAGGTCGTGTCGAAAGTCGCCTGCTGTATTTTCCCCTTATAGTCCTTGATGGAGTAAGACTTCGCTCCTGCCTTTAGAACCTTGCTGGTAATCTCGAAAATGCCCTGCTCTGCTATGTCTATATGCTTATTCGTAACCCTTCCGTCCGCATACACAAGAAGGCTGGTTTCCTCGCTGATGTATAGACCGAAGGAGAATGGAAAGTTCGTGAACCATGTAAGCGTCTTTCTTGCGTTCCACGTCTCTCCTGCCCTCATCGCTCCCCAAACGTAAAAGGTCGTATAACAGAATGCCGCAAGGTCGCTCCCCTCGCTGTTCTTGACCTTCACGGAAATATCGAACACTGCCCCGAGGTTACTCTTCTGGCTCTCCCTGCTGTAGTCAATGTTTCCGAAGCTGATGCCATCGAAGAGTGCCTGCACATATTCCCGGTAGTCCATGATGCAATTATCCGCAAAAGCTTCCACGCTGTACGTGTACGTCTTCGTCTCCCTGCTGATGGTTGCCTCGATGCTCGCAACACCCGAGCCACTCGCCTTGATGATGCAGGGAAGGAAAGCGAAGCCTACAGCGTCCGCATACTTAATCGTGATGCCGTTTTTCTCTGTCTGTCTCATACCGTCTCATTGTTTAGTTTTATGCTTTCCACAGACTGGTGGATTAAGAAAATAAGTCTCTGCCCCAGCCGTTTCATAGTGTCGGGCACAACGTTGCTGTACACGTCAGCCCTTCCACCAGTCCGGTGCAGCTTAGAACCCTTGCTGGCGATGGTGTGTGCGATGGCTCCTGCCATGCTCATGTCTCCACGCTCTTGCGGTGTGTACTTGTGCGGTCGCTGGGTCTTGTAGTGTATAGGAGTGCCGTGCAGTCCCTTGTCCTTCATCCACTGCCGGATGATGCCACGGAAGCCGTATGGTATCTTTCCTGCCCTTCGTCCGGTCTCCAGTACACCGAATGGCTTGTGTCCCCAGAGGATGGTCTCATCCTCGCTGGGCTGCTCCACCTTTAGGCTGGCGATGGTGCGCCCCGATGCGTTCTGCCCATTGATCCTGATGTGGTTGATGATAAGTTGCCGTGCTCTCTCCACTTCCTCACGCATGATGAGCGATGCCGCCTTTGGATCGAATTGAATACCTCCCTTGCTCATACCTCACACCCTCCTATTCTCTGTGTCAGCTGAAGGGAGTACATTACGCCCGAAACGATCGTGCTCAAACGCTCGATGATGGTCTCGTAGTATTGCTGCCCTTCCAATGGCTCGAACTGGTGCGACTTGTTGATGGCTCGTATCATCCTCGCCCCTGCCAACTTCATTCGGTCGATGCACTCTCCGTTGTCTTCTCCTTCCGCTCCCCTCGGTACGGTGTCGAGATAAGCCAGGGCAACGTTCACGGTGTCGTAAACCCTGCCGTTGCGTATCTCTGTCGTGCCACTGGCTGGGATGATGCACACGATGGCTGGGTAGCTCAGTTTCTCCAGCTTGGTGTCTGCTGTGTCCCAATCCTCGAAAAGGTAGGTGTAGTCTGGTAGCGTGTCTGCTGCCAGCTGCTTCAATGTTTCTCTGATTGTTGCCATAATTATCTGGATTTACGTTTCATTTCTTCCGCTTGCAACTTCTGCAGGTTCCGCTCGTACACGCTTCTCTTGTTGTCCATCTCCATGCACTTGTAGATGCGAAGCCATGGTGTCTTCAACACTTGGTCGTGGTCGCTGATACCCATCCTTACCGCATACCAGTCCAGCATGCCGAATAGTCCGAATCGCAGGGTATCGATGCCTGCCTCCTTCTCCAGTCTCGTTGGCTTCGCTGTGTCTGTGCTCTCGAATAGCTTGTTGATGCGCTCCACCTCTGCTGTTACCCATCCGATGAGCATAACGACATCAACCGCCCTTGCCTGCTCCACTTCCTTGTGGCTCAGACCGAGGACGGTTGTCACTATCTGATACAGACTTTCTTCGCTGTCTGATAGCTGGGAAAGGTCAATCAGCTGCCCGATGGATAGCTGGTTGAGATTGTCGGGCACTTGTTTCTCCCCGACAAAAGCTGGTCGTGGCTGCTTGCCGATTTTATAGCTTGTGTGCCTTGCCACTGCCAGCCAGTACTTGAATGTAGTGTTCTTATCCATACGCTTTATAATTTTGTCGTAGTTATTGTCTCAATACGTGCGCCCTAGCCGTTCCGTGGCTTGCTACGGATAACTTCTTCAAGGCTACGTATCGTATTGCGTCTATGCCGTGGTTGAATGCGTCTATAGGCTGGTTCGTGGTCTCTCCATCCCTTGACTTCTTCCACTTGTATTGCTGCATATTCTCGATGATGCCGTGGCTTCGTCTTGTTATGTTGATGCGGAAACGCTTCAAGATGTCGATGCCGTTGTTGATGCTGTCCGCTCCCTTGGTGCTTCCTATTATCCACAGCCCTTGGTTGTGTATCTCCTGAATGCTCTTAGGCTCTGCCGAGTCCGCAATGATGAGGTCTCGTTTCGTCAGTCCTTGCTCCTTGCATCGGTCTGCGATGTCTTCGTTCGTCAGTCCGGGCTGGTAGATTTCCTCGTCCACCCATAACTCTCCGTGCGCCAATATAAGGTGCTCCAGTGCTGTCGGGTCGTTGGTGAATCCGAAGTCCATACCCCTGCACTCCATCTTCCACTCCTCCCTTGGTGGCAGCTTGTCAACGATGCCCCAGTTGGTGAAGATAAGCCCGGTTATCTTTCCAGTCAATCCTCTAGCGTACACTCTCCAAAGCTCGGGGTCGTCAATCTCTTCAATTTTCTTGTGTTCCTGCTCAGTAAGGAATCGGTTGTTTCGGTGGTCGCTTAGGATCAAGCGGCAGTCATCCCTGCCGATGATGTTGTTGTGCACCCAGAACCTTGCGCTTGGGTTGTAGTCGATGAACACCTGCTTTCTGGTTCGGATTGCAAGCTGCCAAAACACTTCGTAGGGTACACCGTTCGCCTCGTTAACGAACAGGTAGTCTCGCTTACCGTTCTTTGCATCCTGCGCATCCTGGTAACTTTTGAACTCGATGATAGAGCCGTTCTTCCCTCTGTAGCTGCTGTCACTCTTGTTGTTCTTGAACCAGTCCAGAAGCTCTGCCCTTGTGTGCAGGATGGTGTCGAGGTCTCGCATGGCTCCAACCTTCAAGTTCGGGAGGTCTTGACCGCACACCGTGATAATTGCCATGGGGTGTTCAAAAGAGAGCACTATAAGACGCTGCATGATGGTGTATGTCTTCCCCGAGGACGTACCTCCTTGGTTCACGAGAAACCTTGGCTTCACGTCCGCATTCGGGGCATACAACTCACCAATAACGTCAAATAGTGCCATTCTTCAAACAATAAAACTTAAAACAAAAATTATGGTAAAATTATTCTTTATCCAATCCTTCACGCTCGATTACTTCCTGCTCGCTGGATGCACACTCGTGCCCCGAGTTGATGTAGCGTACCTCGATGCCGCCTTGGAAGCCTGCGTTCAGGTCGAGCACGACCTTATCCAGTCCGAGCAGCTTGCAAATCTGCGTCTCAGCCTTGATGATGATGTCGAGGTAGCGTGGTTCTCCGAATCCTCGCTTTTCGGCATCGTACATTATCGCCTTGACGGTCTCGATGGAAATCTGCCTTCCTTGCTCATCTCGGAGTGGCAGTCCATGCTGTGTTGATTTCTGCACGTGGTAGTCTTCCTTGGACTTCTCCCACGCTTCCCAGGCTTCACGTATTACCAGTTTTAGCCTTGCCACCTCGCTGGTTATCTTTTCGTCCGTGTCGGTCAGTCTCTCTTCCCTCCACTCCTTCAGCAACCGCTGTATGTCGCAGTGTGCCTGATTGTATTTCGGTCTGTCGAGCCGTTTCCTCACTTCTGCCGTGATTTCTCGCTCCGTCCATCCCTTGCGGTATAATGGTGCGATAATCTGCAGGCGGTTTTCGATGTCGATTTTCTGCGCTCGATGTTTGTTGTTGTTACCTTGTGGCATATTTTGATTTCTTGAAATTTATTTGATTTTTTATAAAAATTCAACTTGAAAAACTTGCATATTTCAAATAAATTTCGTATCTTTGCAAACGTAATAAGGGAAGAGTCCTTATTTACTGAAACCCTCCGAGGATGAGGGAAAAGTAAAATGAAATCCCAAAGTCTTATGAACGTACTGAAAATTTCATTTAAGATTTGGAAAATAGAAATCTTATCATTTACGATTAGATTATTCTAAGCTCCAAGGGGTGGTGCTCGAACCACCACCCCACTTTGGGATTTCGTTTGCAAATTTACGAATTATTTTTCATATCACCAAATTTTTAACATTATGAGTACTACGAATGAAACTACCTCCAAATCTTGGGGAGGTGCTCGCAAGGGTGCAGGGCGAATGAAGAAATACGCTGCAACATTCTATTTCGGTGCTACCGAGGACGTGGCTGGAATCTTGGCAGGGGTCGATAAGAAAGACCGCAGCGGCTTCATCAACCAGTGTATTCTCAAAGCGATGGGCAGGGGTTAATCTCCTGCCTTTTTCGTTTCCGCTCCCTTGGAGGTTATTTTGTGCGAATTTTGCGTGTGTGCCGCTCTTTCTGCAAACTGGTGTAGTTTATCAACCTTGAAGAGAAAAGCCGACACATCGAAACTATTCGCCATGCTTCTTAAACTCGTCTATCTTGACTGCTTTCTCTCCAGTCAGCTTTTCCCAGCGTGCAATGATAACATCGCAATAATGTGGGTCGAGCTCCATCAAGAACGCATTGCGGTTTAACTGCTCGGCTGCGATAAGCGTTGTGCCGCTACCACCGAAGCTGTCGTAGACATTCCAGCCTTCCTGCGATGAGTTCTGAATAAGATATGCGAAAAGTGGAATAGGCTTCATGGTCGGATGTTCAACACTCTTTGTCGGTCGGTCAAACTCCATAACGGTCGTCTGCTTTCTGTCGCTAAACCAATTGTGACTTGCTCCCTTCTTCCATCCATACAAGCAAGGTTCATGTCTCCATTGATAGTCTTGCCTTCCTAATACCATGGAGTTCTTTACCCATACCAAATTCTCTCGCAGCTCCAGGTCTACCGTATTGATAAGGGCTTTCCGAAACCAATATGAGTAGCCATCGCTGTGGAATATATAGAACGAAGCACCTTTTTCCATATTTGCATTGGCAGCATTAAATGCGTTTGTCAAGAATTCCTCGAATTTATCGTTGTCCATCTTGTCATTTAAGACGACCAGTCCATCCTTGCGATGTCCTTCTGTTGCTGTGCCATCATAACCGTAAGCCACATTATAGGGAGGGTCTGTAAGATACAGATTAACCACTTGCTCCCCCATAAGGAACTTGACCTGCTCTGCATCCGTGGAGTCACCGCACATAAGGCGATGCTTTCCGAGTTGCCACAGTTCGCATTCCTTGCACCGCTGTGTGATTTTCTCTGTATCCTCATCGAACTCATCGTCCTTTGCCTCCTTCTGATCCTCGTCTGCCTGCTCTCCATTCTTCAATGAATCAGGACTCATCCACCCTTGCAGCTGCCAGTCTTGAATGCCCCAGTCCTTCAAGAGGTCGGTATTCCACTGGTTGTTCAACGTATCAACGTCCCAGTCTCCGAAGCCTGCATTATCCTTGATGATGAATTCTTTCTTCTGTGCTTCCGTGAGGTCTGATGCCTTGACGATGGTTGCAGTCGGCTGCTCCTGCCACTGGCTCCAGTAGTTGGCGATTGCCAGCTTCTCTGCATCGGTAAGACGATGGTCTGTGTCGAGAACGTCCATGATGGCTTCCGGTGTCATGCTCACGATGTGGCAGAGTGCCCTCGTTCTCATATTGCCACCCAGTGCCTTGTATGTCTCATCCACGACTATCGGGCGAAGCTGGAGCATCTTAGGAAATACAAGGATGCTCTTGACCAGCTTTTGAAAATTCGCCTCTGTTATGGTTCTAGGGTTCGCTTCGTTCTCGCTGACCCTCGATAGTGCGATTTCTTCTGTTTTCATATTCTTCTTGTTTTAAGTTTGAAATTCTGCTTATTTGGTAAACAGTGGCACAAAGATACGACTTTTTCGCTTTAGTTGTTCGTTCTTCGTGAAATTTTAACTTTTCGCAACTCTTCGTTTTTTCTCATCCATCAAAGGCTCTGATGGTCTTCTGCAGGGTTGTCTGTGGCTTCTTTGGCTTGACCTTGACCGAGTATCCTGCACACACCCATGCGAGGAGAAGTGCGTCTCTCTGGTCTTGGTTCATTCTCGGCATCTTTCCGTCAGAACTCATGAAGTAGGCGATTTCGTCTTGGGTTATTTTTCCGCCCTTTCCCTTCCAGCATTTTTTTAAAGGCTTGATTATCTCGTAGGGTATATTGTAATGCTTGCAGCACTCAACGATGAGAATTCCGGTCTGATGGTTCATTCCGGTAGAGCGTCCGATTGCTGCTGCCTTGACTGCACTCATGAACCGATTAAGCACATGCCAGTTGCTTTTGTTGAGCCAGCCGCCTTCAATAACGACCTTGACCTTCTTGCGACAACTCTCGTTCATAGCCTTGAGGTAATCTATCAAAGCCGGGAACTCCATCTTGTAGGCTAAGAATGTCTTGTCATCGTAAACTGCACCGACACCGCTTTCGTTGTTATCTGGGTCGATGCCTATTATAACTGTTCCTTTTTCCATTTCGTTTTACTTTTGTTTTATTTTTGATTTTCTTTTTTTCTTATTTTCTTGAAATTTTCGTTCTAAGCCATTGTTTCTGTGTCTGTGGGTAGTTGTTCGGGGTGCGGAATCCTACGTGCGTGTGTGCGCTTGTGTGCGCTTGTGCGCTAGCTCCCTACTATTCCTATCCTCTACCCTATAGTCCCTTCTCCTTTCATCGTCTTGCTGGCTTGAAACAGAAAAATCGAGGGAGTGCCTGTCGATTTGCAAATAGATGAATATCTTATAACGGAACGAGTTTATTATGCAAGCACTCCCTCTTTGGATCTGTTACTTCATGTTCCACCTCGCTTTCTTTGTTTAGAGTGGGCAGCGTTGATGGTCTGCCCAGCTGGTTAAATACTTATTTTCTGTGATTCAAGGATTGCTCCTTCTTTTTCTTCCCATTGCATTCCTTGATGTTTTGGTGTTCTACATATTGCCTGCGAGGTGGGCAGTACCTGCCGTTGATGCAGTTTCGCCCTCCCTCGCAAGCCTTGCACAGTTCGCTCGCCATACGTCCCCTAAAATGGTAGGTCCTCGTCGTAGTTAGTAAAGGCGATGTTCTCGTTCCCCTCGAATGGGATGCATTGGGAGACGGTTGCTACTCTTCCGCTTTGGATAGGCAAGACTTTAAATCTAAAAATTACTTCATCTCCAAGGTCACGAACAAAGAAGGCTGGCTGCCACTTGCTTCTCTCTTCATTCCTAACCAGAACCTTGCCGAAAGGCTTGAAGGCTGGCTGCTCCTTGCTCTTCTCCAATAGGGTGCAAGCCTCCTCGAACTTGACGGTTTCGTCCTCTGTTGCTTCTCGCAGTTCCTCATGTACGCTGATTCTCAGGTCGAAGGCTTGGTCGGTAACGAACTTCTCGTTCTCGATTTCGTACTGGTTGCCGAATGTCAATGTGTCATTGCTTTCGTTCTTTCCGATAAGCTCGCCAATAACGGTTACATTGCCATCCTCGTCTTCCTCATCAAAAACGTAGAGTTTGCCGATTTCAAACGCTTGTTTCTCCGGCTTCTCAATCTCCAGAGTTTCACGGTTCAACTTACCACCCAAGCGTTCCTCGATGGTGTTGATGTAGCACTGAGCGGCATCCTCTGTTTCAATGTTGAAGTTAAAAGTAGAATATTCTCCTTCATCTTGATAGTAAAGATTTTCATCTATGCTATCTAAATGGTGTTTCCCAACAAATGACTGATAAGTGTCACTTCTGAAGCTCTCAAAGATAACTTCAATTTTTCCATTATTACTTACTAACACATCGCCCTTCTTCCAGGCGAATTTACTCCAGTCTCTCATTTCTTTGGATGGGAAAAGCAGGGCTTCTCCTCCCTCCATCCATCTGCCGTTCTTGTTGAAGGAATATTCTCCGTTCTTATTCTCAGTCCAGATTGCTTCCCCTGCTTCCTTGTTGGGTGTAAGACAAGTTAACTCAACCTCTCCGCACATTGGCGTGTATAACTTGGTGCCATCAGGCATGCCCTTCAAAATCTCATAAATATCAATATCTTTCTGTTCCATAATCTGAATGTTTTTTATTGTTTGTTACTCTTGTTTCTTCTGTCTGTTACAGCTTGACGTGTCTCAGTTTCTTGTACAGTTCCACCAGCTCCAGGGTATTGAGCCAGAAGTCGGTGTTGCCAACGTATACGTGATAGCGGTGGTCATCCGTAATGATTTCTATCTTCTTCATTTCTCTTCAATCTGAATATTAAAATATTTTTCAATGAACTGTTTGCAGTCTATATTATGTTTAAAAATGCCTCCATGCTTGGCTAGCAGAAACTCTTCGTAAGAATGGAAGAATATGTCTGAAACGAACAAGTCATAGATGGAATCAAACTTTTTGTGGCTTGCTGTATGTGGCTTTTCATTCCACCATTTCATTCCAGCCTTTAACCAAGCTTTTACTAATTTTGGATGAGCTTTGAAATCTGATAGCCCATTGTCTGATTTTAATGGGCATCCCATGCAGCCAAGTCTTTTCTTAATGTTTAGCGTTCCGTCTTCATTGTAGTAGAGAGGATGAAGTTCTATATCTCTTAGCTTAACAAATTCTTCTACGTCTTTATCTGTCCAGTCGAGTATAGGTAGGATAACTTCAACATGATTCTTTTTGCTTCCATAGAAACGGCAGATACTAGGCTCTTTATAGTTGGCTGCACGCTTTGTGGATTCTGACCGTCTAATGCCTTGTATGGCAGTATCTAGAATCTTGTATTCTTTCAGAACATCACAACAGAAGCGTGCTCTGCGAGTCGGAAAGCCCTTTTGCTGAATAAGACGGAAAAATGATTTGTTAGCCCTAACTATTTCCACACCATTGATAAGGCAATGCCTTATTGTGCCTGGAGGGTCGATGGTCGTGTTTTTGTAGATAGGACGAAACTTTATGCCTGCCATCTTTGCTAATTCTAAAATAACATCGCTATCCTTGCCACCTGAATAGCAAAGTTCTACGGTTTTGCCTCGGCACATAGTTTGTAGAAGCGTGATTGAATCCTTTATCTTTTTGGACAAATCACTGCTTGCAATATTTATTTCTATCTTCTTCATATTCTCTTCTTTTTACACTCTACTTATTAAATTAGAGGATGATAATTAGTAATTTGTAATATGTTTTGCATCCATTATTTTTCGCATAAGGATGTCTATTTCTTTATCTGATGCTATATGGTCTATTGGGTAGCGCATAAAGTTTCCCCAATCACTTTGCTTTTGGATATCACCGTTGGAATCCATGCCAATCAAACATCCATATCCATCACCATTTATATAGCCATCATGGATAAATATACTTCCATTACTGGTTACAAGAAATTCTCCTCTTTTAAATTTACTCCTTTTTAACATATTTTTCTCTATTTGAAAAGTTCCTGCTGTGGATGAATGATGTCTGCCCTCTTCTTCTTTGCTGCCCAGATAAGGAGGTTGGTGTTCTTGGTTCCAGCATTCTTCTCGATGTTTCTGATGATGCAGGTCAAAGCGTCTTGAACCGCTTCTTTCTCATTACCGTAGAAGATGTTGATAGCGTCATATCTACTCGGGTAGCATGCAGGATAACTATCGTATCCTTGCTTTCCCTTCTGAATGCTGTAGCCCCATATCCAACCGAACTGGGTCTTGGCGGTCATTACCTTCCATCCCCAGTTGTCTGCATCCTCTACGGAATACTCGATTACGTGCGGATTGATGCAAACATCATGGATGTTGTACTTGAAGCCTTCATGCTCTGCGACTGGCTTCTTGATGTCGTAGTGGTTATCGGTCAGCCATTTGAACCAATCGTCCGATGTCTTGAATACGAGCCCAGCGGCTCTGCATTCGTGGAAAAACAACTCGTTCATAGCGTAATCTCTATGAAGTGACAACCATTGCAAAATGCACAACCACAATACTCGCCCAGTTCCTCTTTATCAAGGGCACAAACATTGCAGCCACTTTCGCAAGTATCATTCTCAACTTTGAGAACCTTGCCTTCTACATTCAGAAGCGTACCTTCCTCGAAATACTTTTCCATTTCGTTCGGTTCATTAATTATAATTACTTCTTTTTCCATAATTCTTTCGTTTTAAGCGTTTAAAATCCGTTTGCCATATAATTTGCCGCCCGAAGCGTAAAAACGGCTCAGAACGGCTTATTTTGCCCTCATTCGTTATTTTTCGGGCTTCCAGTCGATGCCCAGCCGCTGCAGAACTCCCTGCTCGTAGAATCTCGCCAGTGAATCCTTGGCTGGCTTGTTCCGTGGATTCCTCTTCAAGTCGTCAATGTTCTGCTGTATTATCCATCGGAACTTGTCGTCTTGGCTCTGCTGAGATGCTGGCTGCTGGTGCTTGGCTTGCTCGTAGCGTTCCCCGATGCTCGGTCTTGCCGTTGCCGTTGAATCTTGTGCCTTGGCTGCTGCCTGCGGCTGCTGGCTTCCTGCTGGCTGCTCGTTGTCGTAGTTGCCTTCAAGAACCTTTGGAAAATTGGAAGGGCACATCATCCAGTCGAAGCTTGCAACCCATCCCTTTCCGTTCTTGCCGTTCATGAAGTCGCTTGCCATTGCCTTGTCGATTGCCTTATAGACCATCTGAACGTCTCCGTATTCCCTTATCCTTGAACGGACGTTACCCTTGCGCTGGTCGCTCATCAAGGTCAACCTTCGCATTACGCTGCCCGACTGATCATGCTTGGTGTTCCAGTATTCCTTGATAGCCGCAAAATCAATCTTGGCGCATCGTTTGGCTGGGTCAACTTTCGGATTTTCCGAAATTGACAAACCTTCTTTAGAAGGTATATTATTATCTGTTTCTTTAGAAACATCATTATCATTATCATATTCATTATCATTATCATTATCATAAGGTGAACGTTCGTGCACGTTCGTGTTATTTTCGCACGTTCGTGCACGTTCGTAAACGTTCGTGTTACCTGCTTTTTCTCTTGCCTCTCGCTTTTTTCTTTCTCTTTCAAGTGCAATCTGTCTATTTTTCTCACACTTGGCTTGATACTTGTCTTGATTGCGCTCGATATTGTCCTTGATAAAGGCGAAAGCCATACGCACGACTGGTTCGAGACTAATAATCTCCCCATCCCTTGCGTAGAGAAATGTCGCTCTTGTCAGTTGCCCGAGTTGTTCATCGGTCAGTCCCTCGATAAGAGCGTAGTATGATGTGTATAAGATAAATGAATCGTTCATGATTTTATTCTGATAATGATAGTTTCTTTTCCAGCTTCCGTTTGAGCACGGTGGCCATGCGGATTCTGTTCCGTTGGCTTGTGTCGGTCGGTGCTGTAACTTTCCCACCTAGGGAAATATAATTCTCCAGTTGGGAAATTATATTCCTTAGGTCGGTTTTTGATATAGGAACGTTAGCCATAAGCCCTGCCTTTACTTGATGAGCAATCTTCGTGCTCCATGCACCTGCTTGATGTACTTGGCGCACTCTTTAGGGTGGTCCGCCAGATAAGCCTTTGCATCGAACTTCTCGCTTGCTTTCGGTGCTTTCCATGTTGCCAGCGTCTTGCCGTTTCCGTCCACGATGCTCTCTGCGTCCCCGAAGAACAGCTTCAAGTTGTCCTCGATCTCATTCTGTCGGTTCTCCAGTGCCTTGCCCTTCTCCTTGATGTCCTTCAACTCGATGAGCATGTCCCCGATTTCGGCTGTGGCTTCAATCTCCTTTCCTGCCTTGTGCAGTGGCGACTTCAAAAGAACGTCTTGTGCGCTGTAGGCAGGTGGCTCTTGGTTTCCAACGATGTAGTCAAGCCAGAACTTGGTTATCTCATCCCTCATCCATCCGAAGAATTCGGGGTCAAAGTCGATATCACGGTAGCCGAACTCCCTGCCTGCTGTCAGCCAGGCCAGTGCTCCGTCCTTGTATTCTCCCACTCCGAGGTTCATCTGAAGCTGACAGAACCAATGCTTCGGAAGGTCGTCTGCATCTATCTGCATCTGCGTTGTCTTGCACTCCAGGATGCTCTTGCTCGCTTCGTTGTGCGTTGCCTCGGCTCTCCAGAATGTGCGGTCTGGGCTTACTCTCAGATACGGTGTATCGGTGTTCGTGATGGTGTAGTCGTCCGTGCTCGCCTTGATGATGTGGCAGTGGCTCTCTCGCTTGAAGAACTGCGCCACGGCATCCTCCAGCAGGTGTCCTGCAACCATCGCAAAGTTCTCAACCTTTGGTGGGTCGATGCCCTTCTTTCGTCTCCACAACTGGTATGGGGTCTCCCATGGGTTAAGTCCCAGTACCGTGCCTGCTTCACTTGCTCCTATTCCGTTCGAGCGGTTCTGCAACCACTCCTCTCTGCTTTTGTACTTGATTATCTGTTTCATATCTGAATGTTTTTATTTATCCATTAAGAATTTTCTTGCTGCTTTAATAACGATATCGCGAATGAATTTATCCCTTTGCATTGATTGAGCAATTCCGTCTGCGAGGTAACTGGTTTTACCGTGGTAAGCAATATGGAAATAGAATCTTTGGTCTCCGTTTTCGTCTGGATCTCCAATAGTCTCAAGTGCAATCTGCAGATAGTTTCTTTCTTCCTCGTCTTCCTCAGCCCATGCTTTGAAACCATCTGCTGTTCTATCGAAGTACTTGTCGATGGTGCTCTCGTGTCTCTTATTGTTTTGTTTTTCTGCCATAATTTTTTACGCTTATAAAGTTCTACATCGGATTGTTTGTCTTGAGCTGTAATCTGCCATCCTTCTTTGATGCAGATTCTACTGGCATGTGCCACATTGATCCAGACTTGCCTGCTGGCATAACAACCTCTACATAAACGTCTCCTTTGAGACCTTTAATTGCTTCTCTTAATTGTTTTACTGTCATATTACTGAATGTTTAAAAAGTTGCCACGGCTTCCCTTTGTCTCGATGGGTCCCACCCCATAGGTTGCACCGTGGCGGTTCGGGCTATATTATAATAAAATGGCTTATTGCTTCGCTGCCTTGCCAGTCTTGCCCTGACTGCGGCTCATTGCCTGCTGTGCCTTATTCTTTGCATCATCGGCTGCTGCCTGCGCCTGCTTTGCGATGGCTTCCTGCTGCTTTGGCTTCTTGAAGGTCTCCTCTACGGTGGTCGTGCCTTCCTTGATAGCGTTGTACACACCGCCCAGCTTCTGAATGTCCTCTGCCGTGACTTCCTCGGCTGATTTCCTGCCCAGGTAATCAAGCAGCATAAGGTCTGTTACCTGATAGGCTTGGAAGCAGGCTACGCAGCTTTTCCACTGGCTCTTGACGCCAGTCTGCTTGATGTGCTCGAGAGCCTTCGCCTGCACCTCCTTGACTACGCTTGATATCAATACCTGCGGCACGACCTTGCAGATTGCGTTACGCTGTGCAATCGCCACGGCTGCATTGCCGACTACCACCTGCATATCCTGCGAGAAGGTGTAGCCCTTCGAGGTTAGAATGCTGCGCTTCACTTCGACAGAGTAGGCAACATTGCTCTCGAGGTCATGGCAGACGCCTTGTGCCGTGATGGTCTTGCCATCATTGGCGATGATGCGGCCAGCGATTCGTAGGTTCTTCCAGCATGCAGAAATGATTTCCGTGAATCTCACGCTCGGACCCTCAATAATCGATACCTGACCATCCTTGCCCTTGCGCTCAAGATGGTAAAAGCAGTTGTAGGCTACGTCATCGTCCATAGCTGCCAATGCTACCATGTTCTGCTTGCATTGCGTGATGTCTCTCGGAAACTTGTGCGCTGTTGCAATCTGTCCGTCAATCTCCGAGCGGTTGATAGCTTCCAGCATTTCGCCACCGCTTACTTGGATAATTTCATTTTCCATAATTCGTTCTTTTTACTGTTCAACTTATTGTTCATTAACTATAGTGGAAGGCTGGGGATTCGAACCCCAGTTGACCCTAAATTTATCCCACCCTTGCCTGCTGCTGGTGGATGCCCTTCCGTTGCAGGGCGCACGCTGTCTGTTTCCGCATATTATTATATCGCATGAATTAGATAACCTTTGAAATGAGCTTTGCGTGCGCCCTTTGCCCTGCCGCTGCAGGGATTTAAGTGTCAAATTTGTTATAACTATCATTTATGAAGCCTAAACAAGTTGAGCCATAAGAATGTCGAGCCTGCTTTCGCTGAAAGCGTCAATAGGGTCTTGGTCTGCGTACTGGCTGTTCTCCTCCAACCAGTCGTCCATCACGTCTTGATAGTTAACGCAGCCCTCGATGGCTTCCTCCAGACGCTCGCTTTCGTTGTTGCTATTCTTGTGCGTCACGACCGCTATGTTCCCGGTTCTGTCGCACCATACGCAGATGTCGCCTGCCTTGGTCTTGATGTCAATCCTTGCAACCGCTGGTTGCTGTGGTTCACGGTCTATCTCCAGCCAGATGGCTTCGTACATCTTCTTCCTGCACTGCTCGATAATCTTACTCATTCGTTACCTCCTCTCTGATTGAATATGTAACTTTGGAAGGTCTCACGGCACGACTTCAATACCTCGTTGTCCGTTCCGTCCAGTGGTATGAGCGGAATGTTATCCAGTGCCACGCAAAGGCTGCCATTAAACTCTCTGTACTGGATTCTTCGCTCTGCCTCAAAATAGCACTTGTTGTTCAGTTTGCAACGCTTTCTGGTCTTGCGGTTCTCCTTCCAGTTAGTGATAAGCCAGCAGATGTCTGTGTACTTCACGATCATCCTGCGCATATTGATTGATAACTTGCTCATAGGGCAACCCTCCACGCTCTCTTGATTTCTGCGCCCTCGATAACCTTGCGGTTGTCGATTCTGCGGAACTTGACCTTCATCTTTCCAGCCTGCAACCATCTGCGCAGGGTGTTGCGATGGATGCCCAGTACCTTGCAGGTCTCTGTCATTGTGTATCTGCCTGCATCAGCTACCTTTGGTTCTTCGTTCGTCATACTAAGCCCTCCAAAAGATTAAAGTTACTAACATGGTGACAAATACCAGGGATAATACTTCGTCACTTGTGATAATCTCGATAAACTTCTTCATACGCTCTGAATGTTTAAATTGGTTCGACTTGATTACTTGCGCACGGCTGCACGTCTCTTCTTTGGTGTAATCACTCCAGCCTTGATAAGACAGACACGCACGTTCTGCTGGGTGCAACCAACATGCTGCGAAACTGCAAGCATTATTCTACTGTCCGATGTCTCGGCAGGTGCCTTTGCTCGGAAATCTGCAAACATCGCTATGATGTTCTTCTTTCGTTCGTCCTGCTGCTTCTGCAACGGTGTTCGAAAATCGTAATTGAAATTTTCTCCCATTTTATTTGTATTTTAAATTATTTTCTTTATCTTTGCAAAAGAGTTTTTAAACTCGTTCTGTAATTCGGTTGCAAAAATACAATAAAATATTTATATTCACAAACATTTGTATTTATATTTATAAATTGTTTACTTTAGTTTTAATTTATTTAGAATTAACTATGACTGGTGAAGAAATGAAAACATATTTGAGGCAGAGAGGGTTATCTCTTGCTTCTGTTGCTGAAGAACTGGGCACAAGCCCACAAAATCTGAATGGCAAGTTAAAGGCTAAAAGTCTGAAATCGGACTTTATATCTGCAATAAAGGCAATCATCGACAGATGTGCCCCTCCCCTACCAGCCGAGATGGAAGAGGCTGTTTTCGGTTCAAATATAAATGATTCGAACAGTTCCAACGTCTCCCAGTCAATAGGTAGTGATGCTGCCTTGGCTGCTGAAAACAAGCTGCTGCGAGAACAGAATGAGTTCCTGCAAAGTCAAGTAAAAACCCTGCTTGCCATTGTAGGGCAAAGATAATTTAGTAACTTTGCAGCGCAATGTGGATAGAAAAATTAGGCTCGTACTTCATTGATGTGTCGAAATATATCTTGACTGGTGTCGTGATTAGTTCGCTATTCAAGGATTTCGAGGATAAAGTATTAATTTATATAGTTGGAATCGCCCTAGCCTTCCTCTGCTTGATCGTAGGTCTCGTACTCAGCAACAAAAAGGACGGAAAGGACAAAAAGGAAAAGGAGAATTAAATTATGGGAGTATATTTAGCTTTCTTGTTCGTGGGAGTACCTTGTATGGTGTTCCTCGCATTCTGTCTCACTGGAAACGGCAAAAAATGGCTTAGACAAAATAACTTGCTTTAGATTATGGTTAGTCAGAAAACAACAGACGATAGGGAGACGGACAGAAGAAAACTCTTGGCTGGGTATCTGTACGACTGCTCGAAAATGATGTACGGAAGCGTTGCTGTCGGTGGTCTGTCTCCTCTACTAACTGGTGACCCATTGCAGGCGGTTCATCAAGTCTGCTTGGTGTCGGGTGTGGCTTGTGGCGCATCACTTGCGTACCTTGCAAATTATATAATGAAATTTAAAAAATAAAGATTATGGATGCATTCTTGTTATTTAACGTGATGGCATTGGGAATGACCATTGCATTCGGCATTTTCTTGAAATCAAAGAAAGGTCAGAAGTGGTTGCGTGAACTTTAGTTCTCGCTCCAGGTACAATATCAACTAAAATTCTAAGTAACGATGAAAGATGAGGATTTCATAGAGCGGAAGGAGAAGGTTCTTCTTGCCGCTCTCGGTAAAAGCTGGCTATGGAAAGCCAGCAGGTTGATAATAGGCATCATCCCTCCAGTGGGTGCGTTTGTGATGCTGGTGCACTGCACCCTGCTCTCGTTCGGCATTCGGGTAAAACTCACGGAGTGGATATTCGACTGCTCGCTCTTCGGCTTCATCGCCTGGATCATCGTCAGTCTAGCCTATGGGTTCTGCTGGGTGCATCGGGCGTTCTCTACCTACAGAGTGCTGATTTCGTTCTGCATCGACTTCCAGCGTTCCTTCGGGTTCGGTGTCTTTTGCCAGCCGCTGCATCTGCTGATGGTCGCCCTAGGGCTGCTGCTCTTCTTCGTCTTCATCAAGAAAAAGGCTTGGAATGAGTTCTACGAAAGAAATATTAATCATTTAAACGAAAAATAATATGAAAAAGATAATAATGTTATTCGTTCTTGCGCTTGCGTGCGTGGGTGTGCAGGCGCAAACACTTCTTTCAAGGAGTTTCGAGCTATCACCATCGGTTAGCTATACTGTGTTTGAACCTAAAAAAGATACCGTTTATTATTGCAGGATAGTACGTGTTATCACTCCGAAAGTTACGGATAGCTTCTATCTAAAATTTGACGGATGGAACAAACTTGTTGGTGCGTTGAATTTTATGCTGTCACTTGAAGGTCAGGAAAAAGGACGAAAATATCAAATCGACTCTTCACTGGACAAGAATACCATAACGACAGGAAAGCAGGATGGATTTCTCTTTATACCTTCGGAAGAAGGACTGACTATCTCCAATGGTGACGAGGTACCACGTCAATTCGCCTTTTATAGTTATTCTGATATAGCTTATATTCTCAAAGGGTTAAATATCGAAGCCAAGTTGAAAAAGCAAAAGAAACGTGACGCTCGAAACAATAGCGATATAGACGATGCCTACAAATATTGATTACCTTCTTGCATACGAGGAATACCTGCCAGTGCTCACCCCTTCCGAGGTGGATAGGCTGCTGGCTTCTCGCCCCTCACTGGCTCAGTTGCAGGAATGGTCACAAAGATTGAATAACCATCGTGCAAGGCTGGAAAGCGTTTTCAGTCGTGCCTACAAAAAGTTAAATGAATAATATGGAAGATAAAAATCTGATGTCCGCTGATGTGGATATAGCCGTGCGCTTCTTTGATGCCCTCGACCGCTTGAAGGCTGACGGCTGCATAGGCGGTCTTAAGACGATAACGGACCGGTACGGTCTCAACCGCTGGAACACCATATCCCTTCGAGACAAGCCTGCCGAGTTCTACGGTCGCTTCCGTCCATCCTGGGTTCAGTTCCTGGTCCGTGATTACCATGTCAACCCATACTGGCTGCTCCTTGGTTCGGGCGACTTCTACGCTGCTGGCTTCACGTCAGAAATAGTGAAAAACCTGAATAAAAACTGCACGAAAAAATAGCATTATAGTTAAGTTTTTGATTTTCAACCATTTAAAGCATACGTTATGATTTTGAGCACAACTCCAACCATAGAAGGTCACCCTATCCGTGAATATCGTGGCATTGTGACAGGCGAAACCATCATTGGTACCAACTTTGTGAAAGATTTCTTTGCCAGTATTCGTGATGTGATTGGCGGAAGAAGCGGTTCTTACGAAAGTACCCTCCGCGAAGCTAAAGATACTGCACTCAGGGAGATGAGCCAGCGTGCTGCATCCTTAGGCTGCAACGCCATCGTGGGCATCGACCTGGATTACGAAACCGTTGGTAACAGCGGCTCCATGCTGATGGTAACTTGCAGCGGAACGGCGGTGATTATCTAAGTTCTGCATCTGAAAAAAGAACAAAACATGTCTGAACAGGGGCGGTAACCGCCTAAAAAATCGAGTTACCGCCCCTGTTCAGACATATTTTACAAGATTATAATATAGTATTAACAGGTATAAAGTAATTAAATAAATATGAAGTTGATTTTTAAATATTTTTT